GATGATATGTGGGTGCAAGTTCCATATATCTATAACACAGGATGTTACATCATGTATCAATCAAGTTCTAGTGGCAACAGCGGCTATGGATATAGATGGATTGCAATAGGATATTAATAATGACGTACAGTTATAGCCCTAGCACTAAGGGCTTTTATACTAGCGAAATACAATATCCTACACTTCCTGATGATATTATTGAACTTAGTGATGAAGAATACAGAAATATTTACGATACGTTGAGTAAGGGACGTAAGGAGATTAAAGTAAAAGATAATAAATTGACATTGGTTGACTCTGTTATAGTATTAACTTGGGACAACATCAGATCAAAAAGAAATCGTTTACTGAAAGAAAGTGATTATACACAAATGCCAGACTATCCCGGGGACAAAAATGCCTGGGCTGCATATAGACAGGCACTGAGAGACATTACATTATTCAATGACCCTAACGAGGTCAGATGGCCTACTAAGCCAAAAGGTTAACTAGGTCAACTATAGTTTGAGATAAATAAGAACAACGGAGAGAATTAAAGATGGCATATACGATTGTAAAGACTGACGGTACTGTATTGACAACCATTCCAGATGGTACGATCAACACTACTAGTACCTCAATTGGTCTTCCGGGCAAGAACTATGCAGGTTATGGTCAGCAGCTTGACACAAACTTTGTACATACACTAGAAAACTTTGCAGCAGCTAGCCCTCCCCCAAATGCGTTGCGCGGGCAGCTTTGGTTCAACACTAACAACTCAACTCTTTATGTTTGTCCAACTGACGGTGAATCAAACTCGTTAGCATGGTTGTCTCTTACCTCAACGTCATCAGGTGGTACTACTACATTTGGTCAGGTTACAATCACTGGCGACCTAAATGCAAACAACGGTACATTCACGAATGGTATTACTGCAAATGCAGCGACATTAAATTATGTAACTGTTAGTGCTAATCTAACCTCTGGTAATCTTGTAACTGCTAACGCAAGTGTCACTACTGGTCTTACTGTTGCTAATATTACAACTGGTGGTGCTACAACAGCAGGTACTATTACTGGTACTATTACACTTAATGGCGGCGCAAGTGGCAACGCATTGATTGTTACAGGTGGTAACGTAGTTGTCCCTAACGTATCGGGATATGGTGTTAAGGCTGATAACTTCTATTATGCTAATGGTTCTCCAATCTCTTTCGCCGGATCATATAGCAATGCAAACGTTGCAACTTATCTACCTACTTACAATGGTACTATCCTTACAACTACCACACAAGCCACTACATTGACAACTGGTGCAGCACTAACTGCTGGCAGCATCACTGGCAACTGGTCGTTAACAACTGGTTCACGCCTCAATGCTACTTACGCTGACTTGGCCGAACGTTTTGCTGCCGATGACGTATATGATGCCGGAACAGTTGTGTCATTGGGCGGTGATGCCGAAATCACTGCCGTTCAATATGAACTTTCAGAAGATGTATTTGGCGTTATCTCTGACACTGCTGCTTACTTGATGAACGCAGCAGCAGGTGATGACAATACTCACCCTGCAGTGGCTGTTTCAGGTCGTGTTCCTGTTAAGGTAACTGGCACTGTTAATAAGGGTGATCGTCTCGTTAGTGCAGGCGCTGGAATCGCTCGTGCAGCTAAGACAGGTGAAGCTACCTCATTCAACGTTATTGGTAGAGCATTAGAAAGCAAGTCAACAGAGGGTGTGGGATACGTAGAAGCCTTCGTAGCAATTAAGTAATAAGGAATTAATAATGACTTACGCGCAATATGGTACGATTGCAGCTACGGACTTTGACGCACTTGCAGGCGGAAACCCAGCAACAACTTCTGGTGCACTAAACACTGTTTGGGCCACTGGCGCCGGATCCGCTGGCTATGGTCAGACACCAGTTGCTAACGTAACCTCAGGACAAACTGTTGCTGCGGCATCTCAATGGGCTAATCTAGTTAACTATACTGCTAACGCAGCAAGTCACCAGGGTTCAAGTATCACTGCTGTAACAACACCTGCATCCGGCGGAACTATCACTTATCTTTCAGCTATCCCCACTAACCTTACTACCATTTACACAAATAGATTGAACGCTGCTACCCAGGGTGCATCATCTAATGTTACAACAACACAAAGTACTACTTGGGCTAACTCACTAACTTTTACATTTACCGCATCATTTGCAAATGCAGATGCAGCTAGATATTTCTTTAATGCAGGTGGGCAGTTTAAGTTTACTTTTGCTCAACCAACTGGAACTACAATGGCTAATGCCTATAATGCATTATGCACTGCATGTGGGACATTAGTTGAGTCAGCTCCTGCTAGCGGGTCTGCTGTTATTGTTGGAACAACATACACTGGATTTACTAAGGTGGGCGGAAGCGGATCACCCACTACATTAGCTACTAATGCAGGATATTATGCGTTAACTACTGCTAACACTACTTTATTCACTCAGACAACTGGTACTCCAGTGAACTATGATACATCAAGTATTAGCCTTGTTGCTAAAACTAACGGAACACAGGGCACAAACTCAGATAACGGTAATGTGTTAACATTCTATTCTGTTTGGAATGAAAGCCCTAGCAGTAATCTAACGGTAACAGCAGGAAGCGCAGTTACTATCAGTGCAGTGTATCCTGAATCTACATATATCGCCAATACATGGGGAACTGTTACTTTAGCAGGATCAGTTACCGGCACTTAAAAATATAGTTTTTGGGTACATAAACCACTTGACAAGGCAATAAAAGATAAGTATAGTAGTAACACTAAAGGGTGTTACAAAGGATACGAATATGAAGAAGTTTATTGCTATTGCTGCTGCACTTTCAATGATTGCTAGTCCTGCTCTTGCAGAACGTAGGGGCGAACATCACGTTCGCGGCTATGAAAATCATGGTCATGGGTGCGGATTGCTCTGTGGATTGATCATTGGCGGCGCTGTTGTTGGCGTACTGAGTTCGCATCCGTCACAGAATGTAGCTCCCGCTACTAATTATGATTACACCCCGCCCCAGCCGCAATATGTTTGCCAAAACATCTATATGCGTGACGCATATGGTAACTATGTTCTTGACGCATATGGTCGCGCAATCTTTACTCAACGTTGCTGGTACCAATAATATGAAAATGAAAATTACTCTATTGGCCTTGTCGTCCCTATCACTCAGCGGCTGTATTGCCACACATAGCTATGTGCAAAAGGAAGTTAATACTGTCCAAGAACGTCTTAATCAAACCAATGATAAGATGTTCACACTTAACCTGCAGGTAAAGACACTTCAAGAACAAATGAAGGCTCTGCCTGAACTTGCTCGTGACGCCTTTGTTCGTGCATTAGCCGCACAGAAATTAGCAGAAGGTAAGTTCGTGTATACTGCTACATTATCTGACAATGTTGCATCCTTTAAGACAGGACACTATGAACTAAATCAGTTTTCTAAGCTCTATATTCTTGGCATAGTAGAAAAACTACGTGCTGAAAACAAGAACGTCTATATTGAGATTCAGGGCCATACTGATACGCATGGTTCTATAAGCTACAATAAGAAGCTGGGGCTAGAACGTGCAGAAGCAGTTCGTGACTATATGGCTTCAATTGGTGTTCCTCTAAATCGTATGGATGTTATCTCATATGGTAAGAGCAAGTTAGTCTCAACGAAAGACTCTGAAAATCGTCGCGTTGTAATACAGGTTATGCAATAAAAACACTTGACATGATTCCATGAATCATGTATAAGTAAGATATCAGTTGTTGATACAATCTGATGTTTGTGCAGGACGCGGGGGCAGTACCCGCCACCTCCACCATAGACACACTTTGAAAGCGTATGTTATACAGCACAAGCAAGGTGGACTAGGAAAGGGAGTACGATGAGGAAACCCGGTACGATTTATAGGTTCGAATCCTATAAAAGTGTGTCTATGATGGGGGTGACACAGGATCGACTGCAAGGCAGAGGTGAGAGTAGACTGATTGGTTGGCCGCATATAAGCCAAAACGTTAAATGTCAACGATAATGACACTATGGATCTTGCGCTAGCCGCATGATTTCCGGGGCTTTGTTAGTTGAGCCTATCAACAGAATCAACTAACACCTATCCATACTTGATAAATACAGTATGGACATTTCAGAATTAGATGCATTCAAACTAAGTGACGCGGTTAAGTTTCACAATAAACTTAACCCTGACCTTTGGACTAATCATAAATTAGATCCTGAGGTAAGAGACCAGTTACTCATCATTGCAAATGACTTTGTTACTACACTTGGGTTGAGTGATCTACAAGTTAAGGACGTAACTGTTTCTGGTTCTAACGCTGCATACTCATATACTCCTCATAGTGATCTTGACCTACATATCGTTGTAGACTTCAATACCTTGCCTGACAATGAAGTATATCAGGAACTATTCACTGCTAAGAAAACAATCTATAATGATTCGCATGACATTACTGTACATGGCGTTCCAGTAGAAGTATACGTTCAGGATGTCAATGAACCTGTAAAGTCATTAGGCGAATATAGCGTACTTCATGACAAGTGGATTCATATTCCTAAAAAGAAAAGAGCTAACTTTGATGAAGCAGCTACAAAGGCTAAGTTTGATAATCTTGCTGAACTAGTTGAGTTGGCATTAAAGACTCAAGACCTTAGTAAAGTTGAAAAGACATTAGACACTATCAAGCGTTATCGTAAAGCTGGTCTTGCTAAGGGCGGAGAATTCGGTCCTGAGAATCTTGCATTCAACGCTATTCGCAAGCAGGGTGGCATTCAAGCATTGTATGACTTGCGTAATGAGTTGCGTAGCAATAAGCTATCTATTGAAGAAGAATTGTATGAATGGGCGGACTCCCCATACTCATATAAAAAACTACCTAGAGATAGTGGAATAAAAATTGAATATGAGTTTACTACTGATGCAGGGAAGTTGTATCATGTTGCAGTAGCAATGCATAAAAAGGATATTGCTGTAGTAAACTTCAAAATGATGAAGCAAGATGACAATGGTACAGAAAAGTTAACCGGTACTGGTGACTCTATTAAGGTAATGAGCACCGTTGTTAACATTGTAAAAGATGCAGTTGCAGCCTGGGATTATCCTAAGTATATCATGTTTGAAGCAACTGAAAGCGAACCGAGCAGAGTAAAGCTATACGCTGCTATGGGACGAATGGCTGCTAAGGCATTACCTAACTATAAGTTAAAATCCACTAAAGGCTCTTCATCTGTCAAGGGTAAAACGGGAGGATATTCTGTTACTACTCTTGTTAGAACAGGACCTGTTAATGAAGATCAATTAGACGAAACCACAAATGAAAGTCAATTGATCAACCTTATCTCAAAGAAAGCAGCCAAAGAAATATTCAAGATGCTGCGTAAGAAAGAGTCGGCACTTGCCTCTTTATTTGCACCTGATATGAAGCGCCACAATTTGCAAACATGGGGAATCACTCCTGAAAAGTTAGGTGTACCTTATGTTAAGGATCCTGTTCTTGGTTCAGTGTTGAATCGTGTGAAGTTTAGAGCAGTAGATTATGTAAACCCTATCCATCGCAAAAGAATAGCAAGTTACGATCCGGCAACTCATGAAATTACAGTACATTATCCTGCGATAGCACGAATCGCATCTAACGAACAATATGAAACAGAAAATTATCTAGCAAAAATCATTGCACATGAATTGCAACATGCGGTAGATGAAGTTAAGAGTAAGGGCAAAGCGTTTGACACTAACAAGGTGGCATATTCTACTTTACCATATGAAATCAACGCACGATTCCAAGAAGCATTGATGAATATGACAATGGAATTAGACCGTTTCAAAAAAGAGGGAAAGACTATTGATAAAAGAGGTCTACCTGACTTCATTGACTCAATACTTACTCATAACCATATTTCTCAATTTCTACCTAAAGATGGTCGTAGATACAAGCAACTGGTTCGTAGAGCTTATAAGTTCTTTGAAGCAGAACTTAACAATCCAAAACGTGAACAGCCATTGAGTATTGTCAAGAGAGCAATGAACTATATTCTTGAGAAGCCAACAGCAGAGATTCACGAAGCCTCTGTCAAACTCTATACAGACCCTAATTATTTCGGTGCTGAGGTAGACGACACTAATTTGAAAAATCTACCCACAACAAATATTCCTTTAGATAAACTTGTTTCGTATGAACCAGACTCAAAGATGAACCAAGAAAAAGCAAAG